CTGATAGCATGATTGTATCGGGTGTTCTTGAAGTTCTTGAAGCACGTGGTAACGGACAGATTACTCTAGACGTTGGTTTTACTGGTGGTGACGTGGACTGTTTTGTTGACGGTTCTGTCTGCGCTGCTGGTTTTACTCCGTTCCTAGAGGCTGCAGTAGGTGCATCCGGTGCTAACGCCCGTATGCTGACTTCTGCAGACACTATTGATGCCCTCATCCTTGATGGCGGCTCTACTGGTGAATCTGCACTACGCTTCCG